CGTGCGTGTATATACATACAGCTATGCGACATATGAGTGTGTGTGCGTTATGTGATGCGCCCGCATTCGCTCCCACGTTATGCCCGATTTACCATACTGCAGACGGCACGGGGGGGCGCCCCCCTGCTGTGTGTGTCGCAGATCAAGCTCACCTGAAGTTGCGCACGAGGGGAGAAAAAGCCGGATATTAGACACCGAGAGGGACCCGGCATAGCCGGGGGTCAGCCGGAGCCGAAGGGCTGGACGGGAGGAGGTAGGGGTTGGCGAGGGGAAGGTGTCCCCACGCAGGTAGCGTCTGGTGCTAGCGAGGCCACAGGAGCCCCAAAGGCGACGTATAGCCGAGCTAGGGAATCGGGTCTAGCCCTTTGGTGAGGGCTGACCCTTGATCGAGGTGTCTGACGATACTGAAATGGAGCTTGAAGTGTTATATATAACAGATGTCTTATTGATGTCTCAATAATCCATCCCTCAGCGTGTAGAAAAAGGAAAAAGCGGAACCACTTTATTTTCGGTTATTTATCAATAGGTTAGAAGAAAGTTGGAGTTTCTTTAGAGAAACGACCGCCGCTTTTAGCGTCTCCGGCGTTATACAAGATAAGAAGCCGAACAACGTGAGGCTACCAACCCGGGTGAATCCGAGGAGCGGCTCTGTGAGGTAGGCTGCGAAACGCTGGCTACCGAGAGCGACGAGGAGAGGGTATGACTGACAAAGAGCCCATTAAGGGTAGGTTCCAGAAGGGCCACCCCGGCGGACCGGGCCGACCGCCCGGGACGAAAGACAAGATAACGCTTCTGAGGCATGCCATTGAGTTGCAGCTTCGGGAGAAGGGGTCCGGCGAGATGCTCGCGGTCCTCGACACGGCGATCAAGCTGGCTAAGGCTGGGGATCGTCAGATGATCAAGCTCCTCCTTGAGCAGTGGGTCACCAAGGGTGTCCAGCACGAGGAGAAGACCACCGAACGGAAGCTGGAGATCAACGTCAACGTCCCAGCCCAGCCAGTCAAACCCGAGGCCGAAGCCGAGGGTATCGTCGATGAAATCCTGAAGGAATCGAACAATGTCCAGTGAGAAGCAGTGCAGTGACAAGGCCCAGCGCGGTCCGGGCGTAGGCTCGGGTGCTGGCTCGGCCAAGCCTAACACGCAGTCGGCCCCGAACGTTGGTACGGCGTCGAACAAGACCTCGCCCAATAGCTCCAGCCGCGGCAAGCAGGGCTAACACATGGCTGACCTCATGAAGAAGGTCGCCCGCAAGATGAAGGCGCTCGGCGACGCCATTGGTGGCGAGTCGATCACCCGTCCCACGACCCGCGACATCGCGGACGCCAACCACGGCGCCCTCGGTAACGCGATGATGGACATTCAGAAGCGGTCGGCCGACGTAGAGGCTGAGACCTCGGGAAACACGTACAAGCGTAAGTAACCTCGGGAGGGGTGTCGGATGCAAGTCAACCTACACCCTCACCAGCTTGAGGTCTTCAACGACCCTAGCCGGTTCAAGGTAATCGCGGCAGGACGCCGCTTCGGGAAGTCCTACCTCGCAGCGATTACGCTGTTCGTAGAGGCAGCCCGGATTACCAAGGTCCGCTCCGACGGAGTGGAAGTTGATCTGAGTCTGGAGGAGGTCTACTACGTAGCCCCTACCTTCGATCAGGGCAAGAAGATTTTGTGGCCGCTTCTGAACCAGATCGGCCAAGACTTGATCGCCTCGAAACTAGAGAATACCGGGGAGCTTAGACTCCATAATGGGCGACGCATCTCCATCAAGGGGAGCGACCGACCGGATTCACTTCGAGGCATCGGACTCTCGTACGTGGTACTCGACGAGTACGCCTTCATGCGAGAGGAAGTGTGGGAGCAGATCATCAGCCCGGCACTCGCGCGCAGCGAGGGCGGGGCGATGTTCATTGGGACGCCTGACGGCAAGAACCACTTCTACAAGATTTGGATGGACGGACAGAACGGCCTCCCGGGATGGAAGTCGTGGCACTTCAAGTCCATCATGAACCCGCACCTTCCGACGGCCGAGATAGCCGCGGCCAAGGAGCGGATGTCGACTGATCGGTACCGCCAAGAGTTCGAGGCTAGCTTCGAGGGTGGGGCCGGAGTGTTCCTTACCCGGGACATGTTCCCGGTGGTGGACTCGGTACCGTACCCTGCCGATCACTACATAGCGATCGACCTCGCCGGTTTCGAGCCAGTAGAGCAGGGGCGTAAGGTTGCCCGTTTGGACGACCATGCTATAGCGGTCGTGGCTAACTACGCAGGCGGCTGGGTGATCGAGGACATTATCCACGGTCAATGGGACACCCGCGAAACAGCTCTCCGGATCGTCAAGGCGTTCCGGGACTACCGGCCAGTCCGGATCGGGATAGAGAAGGGCATGGCATCCAACGCGGTGATGCCGTACCTGAACGACGAGATGCAGCGCCTCGGGACCTTCTTCACGGTCGAGCCGCTCACTCACGGTAACCAGAAGAAGTCCGACCGCATCCTGTGGGCACTGCAAGGGCGAGCCGAGAAAGGTCGCATCAAGCTACTCCGGGGCGGTTGGAACAAAGCATTCATTGAGCAGGCAGAGGATTTCCCGAGCCAGCTTGCGCACGACGACTTGATTGACGCCGTGTCTTACATTGACCAGATTGCTGATCCGTGGTTCGAGGGCGCTAGCGTCTACGACACATGGCAGCCGCTGGACGACATATCGGGGTACTGATGATTCCACGTTGCCATCCGTCGAACAGCAAGGGCTCGATGATCGTCGGTGAAGTCAACCCCTCCGGTAAGCGGAAGTGGGTGGACTACATCCCCGTCGAGACAGTTGCCTCGGCGACGAACAAGGAAACGTACAAGGACCTCGGTGCTCGGGCCGTAGAGATCCTCGCCTCCCTCACGGGCAAGAAGGCATGGGTCGACTACATCCCGGTCGTCACGACGACGGGTACGAACTGGTCCGCCAACGACGGCGGAGTGATTCCGGTGTACGAGGGCGACGCATGGTCCGCTGCTGTGACGGCGTGGCCCGCTCCGACTATAGCCTTCACCGAACAGAAGGTGCTTATCACGATCGGCGAGGCGACAGACCACACGGCCATCGGCTACAACAGCTACGACGAAGGCGTCAACGGCGTTGTCGGATCTCCGTTCGGCGCGCTAAGTCAGCACGTCATAAACGGCATCCTGCTCCGCGAGATTGATTGGGGCTATTCCAGCACGAACACGGTCATGACGATCATCGTGAATAGCTCGGTGGACCCTGAGTTCACGCGCTTCACGTTCATCGGCTTCACGCACTTTGATGTGTCGGCGGCGGATACGCCGGGTGGCTCTAGCGGAAGCTTCGACGGTGAAGACATCTGGCAGTACACATGGACCTTCCCCACCGCTCTAGGCAATCCGCCGGACGTTGGTAGCACATACGAACTGGTGGTGGAGTAATGGCTGTCCCGAACGCATACGGCGATAACGACTCGCAGGGCGCAGGCCCGGAGACGCCGGAGGTCACGACCGAGGACATGCTCCTCGACTTCATCGTGCCCCGGGTCAAGCGAGCCCGTGACGTACGAGACGAGAAGTTCAAGCGCCGATGGGACGAGTACACTCGCCTGTGGCGCGGCTTCTGGTCGAGCGAAGATAAGAGCAACGCCAGCGAGCGTTCCAAGCTGATCGCCCCGGCCCTGAGCCAAGCGATCGAGATGACTGCTGCTGAGATCGAGGAGGCTACCTTTGGCCGTAAGGCATGGCTTGACATCACGGATGACATTGCCGACGAGAACAAGGATGACGCGCTTCAGTACCGGGACCAGCTTCTTGAGGACTTTGAACTCGCGGGCGTCCCTGATTCCTGTTCCGAGTGTTTCCTTCTTGGGGCGATCTACGGCACCGGCATCGCGAAGATAAACCTGCGCCCGTCGGGGATTCCGACGATTGGTGAGGGCGGAGTCGTGCAAGCGGACGACCGCATCCTCGTTACGGTGGACCCGATCCGACCCGACGAGTTCGTGATCGACCCAGCCGCGACGAAGTTGAACGACGCTCTGTTCTGTGCCCACGAGTTCATCAAGCCGATCCACACGGTTCGGGCCAAGATGAAGGCGGGGATCTACCGGACTGTCGACGTGCAGCCGTACACCGGCCAGCGCACGGCGAACACGACCGGCACCGGCCAGAACACGTCCGTCGTGGCGATGGACGAGGGCTGCCTGATCACCGAGTACTACGGCAAGGTTCCGGCCAAGCTCGTAGGCGGTAAGGGCGAGCAGCTGGTTGAGGCGCTCGTGACGATCGTCAACGAAGGCGAGATCCTTCGGGCCAAGAAGAACCCGTACAAGATGCAGGACCGCCCGATCGTGGCGTACCAGCACGACAAGGTACCGGGAGAGTTTTGGGGACGTGGTGTGGCCGAGAAGGGCTACAACCCGCAGAAGGCGTTGGATGGCGAGCTTCGTGCCCGCATCGACGCACTCGCGCTGCTCACGGCTCCGATGATGGGTGCGGACATCACGCGCCTCCCGCGCGATCCCGACATGCGGGTCCGCCCGGGCAAGATATTCATGACTCGCGGACGGCCGTCGGAGATCCTCGAACCGCTGGGCTTCGACCCACGCGGACTCGCGGCTACCTTCCAGCAGTCCGGCGACCTTGAGCGCATGGTGCAGATGGGCACCGGCTCGATGGACTCGGCAACTCCGATCGGCGTCAACTCCCGAAACGAGACGGCCTCGGGCATGTCCATGCTCCAGACC